CCGTTAGAAGTTCTGCCTAGGATGTAGTCATAGTTGTGGTTAAAGGTTGCAACCAAATCGGACATGTCGGTATCGCGCATGCACTCGGGGCTAATGCGCTCTACAACTTTGACTTTTTCTCCAGACGGGCCTTGAACATACATAGGTGTGCTGTCAGACTGAAAAACAATACCGTAGCCCTCGATAGAACCTTCCTCTGAACTCAAGCTCATGGAAGATGCTTCAAAATTACTAGCCCTTAATCCTCGGCTGTCCGAGGCGCTTGGCGCGGAGAACTTAGAACTGTCCTCTTTCGTAAGCTGCGAATTTTGATGCACTACCTTAAACTGCGGGTCTCTTGGGACGTACCTGCCTGCCGTCTCGTCGTAGTCATACACCTCGATAAGAACTGACGGGTTTTCCGACGTGCCTCGGATGACAAACCCGGTGTCTGCCTCGAGATCTGAATCGTCAGATATTTCGCTTACTCGACCGTAAGATCTGCCTGATGATGAGAGCCAGCTAACATAGTCTCCCACTGATAGCACAGGCGTTTCTGCGCGACTCTGCTCTTTTGTCTTTTCGCCGCCATGGGCGTTTGCTTTAACGTTTTCGTCCATATCTGGCTTTGCAAAAGTTATGATAACATTATCGCCATCATTTTGTACGCTTACAACATGGCGGCTTATTTTCAAGTTGTCCATAGTTCTCTCTGATTCAGAAAGCTTATTAACTACTGTCTCTGCCCAGCGTAACATCGAGTCCCCTCCCCATGCTGAATACATTATGCTACCACAGATGTCGTTACCGTCATCATCCTTAAAACGCCCTTGGTCGTACACTTTAGAGCGAGACAAAAAACTATAGGTGCGCTTCACGGTATCAATGCTGAGCGCCTCTCGTTTTGCTAACTGGTTAGCGCGTCGCCACCCTACCGCAGTTCCGCAGTTTGTGCCGTTATTTTCACGGTGCTTCAACGCCCTGCGAGCTTCCTCGCTTGCAGACTTAGGATAATCGCTATATGGCATCTTCTTCGATATTTTTCGCCTGTGGCGCAGGCTGGTCAATCGTTGTCACGTTGAACTCAGATGTCACCCCGCCTGCGCTGGTAATTAGCTCAATTATTCTACTCTTCTCCATTTGCCGGTTGGGTTTGATTAGCCTGATCTCCAGTGTTTTCGCCTTCAGAACTTTGCTGTTTTTGATCCGCCCCTGATACGTTAGATGCAAAAGGCAAACCGTACTCATTGCCGCCTTTGCGAGGATTCATGCCTTCTTTGCGTCGGATCTCGTTCGGGCTCATTGACTGAATCTTAAACAAGGTTTCGTACAGTTTAGCTCGCGAAGCCGCATCGGCCCGTAAATAATACTCCATGTCCATCTGGACGACAACTCGACCAAACTCCCTAGGTGAAAATAGTTTTCTGTTAAACTCCTGCTCGATCCGCTCAACAAGCGGCGATATAGTAAACCTCATAAGAAGCCCGCTAAGGTCTTCGAGGCGAAGAACGTTGTTTGTCCCCATCGCAAACAGGAATTCCGGCGGTACTCCGGTGACACGGGAAATATCATATATGTTGAACTGCCTAGTCTCCAGGGTCTGAGCGTCTGCAGGTGAAATCTCGATAGGATGGTATTTAAGGCCGCCGCCCAAAAAAGGTGTAGCGCCGGTGTTTTCTGGCCCGGAGTAGTTCATGTCCCACCAGCGGGAATATTGCTCCATCGCTGATTCCGATATGTGCTGATCTGAGCTGACATAGCCAGACAGGCGAGTGCCGTTGCGGTACATCTTGTTGACCTGTTCTCGAGCTGCGAGGTCACTCCCGAGAGTATCTCGGTGCCGCAGTAGAGTGTCTTCCCCAGATATGCCTTCCCTAGTCACTCCCTTGACGTGCAGAATGTCCCTGCCGGGGATCATGCCTTTGCCCTCTATTTTATAGTACAGTTGCTCTTCCTCCTCATCCTCTACTATATCATACACCTCTCTCCACTCGATGATGCGAAGGTTAAGAGGTCTGCCTGTGTACCGATCGCGCCGAATGTGGGCTACAAAATTCTGGCGAAGCATAAGCTGAACTATCATCGCCATCATAAAATCCGCCTTTGTGTAATACGGGTGGGGCTGAAGATTAATCAAAGAGCTAAGTGGGTGGTAAGGGCGGGGGAGCAAAGACCCGTCTTTTTTTACCTCTACTATGGAAGCGGGCATTGACCCGATAATGTTCCCTACTAGAGAAACTGCACGGTAAAAGGCTGCAACGGAGAGCGTTGTATTCTCCGAAACTGTAACTCCAGACCCGCTGTTTATCATTAGCCAGGGTGGGGGTTTTGACAAAGAGCTGGAATTTCGCTTTTCGGCATCACCCCCTAGGAGTCCCTTTAGCGTTCGTCTAATAACCTTCTTGAACATATGGTTCGCAATATACTATAAAATCTAATCTTTGCAAAATCAGTCGTTTATTTGTCAGTTATCCCGGGAATATACATTACCATTCCTGGCTTTTGGTTGCTTTTATCAAAAAACTCTCCTAGCGCCATCAGCCCGGAGACAATACCGTCAATCTTATCCTTGGACTTTCCCTTGTGCGGCCTGATATCATCATTGGTATTCCTAGCAATCTGCACGTTGTCTACCTGCCAGCGCAGAACTTTATTGTTGCCGTGATTTAATTTTTTTGACAAAATAAGCTTTTCCATCTCTTTGGTTGGGGTAGAATAGCTGGCTATTGTTTGGGAGAACTGCTCCATCGGCACTCCGTAGTCTGTGTATAGTTTTGCTCCAACATATTTGCCCGGGCCGTGTTTATCAAAGCCAACAGACTGGATGTTAAAATCTTCATTGGCTCTTTGGACAAAATCTATAATGGCTTCGGTGTCTTGAACGTCGCCTTCGGTGGTGAATATCTCCCCAGATCGTACCCAAGCTTCGTAGTTGATGTTTTCATTCTTCGTCCTTTCATGCACAGTGTCCTCAGGGCACCAAAACCATACTGCCCAGTCAAAATACCCGTCTGGGTGTTCAAATATCAAGCTAAAGCTCGATAGGTCCTGGGTCGACGCCAAATCCAGCCCGCCCCAGCATGGAGATTGATTTCTTAGATGGAACTCTAGGTCTACTTTTCGTAGGCCGGCCTTATCCCATTTATGAACCGGGATCCAGCTGTCTGTTGCACCTGTCCAAATGTTTAGATGCAGCCTCTTAAAGCTGTTCAGCGCACTGGCTTGTGCCTCCGCCTCCTTAGCCAGGACTGTAAAATCGTGCGGGTCAATTATTGGGCCAAAGCCTGGGTTAGTTTTGCGCCAAACCTCTAGGTCAAACGGATCGTCATCTGGATGGGCAGCGTACACGACTGGCATCCACGCCTCGTTTTCCAAGACGTTATTCAATATGTTGACCGCGTAGTCGTGAATCGTTTCTGCAAAGGTGTTTTTTACCCCTGCTGTGGTAATCATCCAGCACATGCTATTTGGTTTTTTAATCAACCCTCGGGTAAGCGTGTCATACAACTCTCGGTTTGGCTGAACGTGCAGCTCGTCAAAAGCAATAGAGTACGGCCGGTAGCCATGCTTCGAATAAGCTTCCGCCGAAAGCACTTTCATAAAGCTCCTGCTTTTGATGTGGATGATGCTGGACTTATATACCTCGAATTTATCTTGTAGACGCGGGCTAAGCTCGATCAGGTTTTTGCAAGTATCAAAAACAATGCGGGCTTGGTCTCTATCACCGGCAACACAGTAATTCTCTCCGCCGATCTGGCTGTCGCCAGACAACATATAAAGCTCCAAAGCTGATAAAAGCATCGACTTCCCGTTACCCTTGGGCAGCTCTACGTAGATGAAGCGGTGCTTTCTCCTGCCTGAAGATTTATATTTCCATCCGTAAGCTTCGCGGATTATCTCTTTCTGCCAGGCCTCCAGCAAAAAAGGCTGGCCGACTTTTTCACCGTCAGTGTGCACTATAAACTGTTCTATAAACTTTATAGGCCGTTCTGCTGCGACTTTGTCAAAATAAAACCGCCGTTTGTCTATTTTCATCATACGTCATCGAATTCCCCCTCTTGCTCTTCTTCCTGATCGGGGTCTACCCTAGATGGTATCTTAGTCGCGGAAGAAGGGTTTAGCCCATATCTGTCCTCAAAACTACGCATTTGCTTTTGTACTTCCATCAAAACTGAAAAAGCAGGAGCTTTTCTGCTGCCAGCGGTTATGTCTTCGCCATATCTAATCTGGCGAAGTGCCTGTCGGTATATCCCATAGTTATTGCAGTACTGTTCGATTTGTACGAGGGAAACTCGAGTCAGCATGCGCAAGGCGTACAGCTCTGCGGTGACTTGCTTCCACAGGTGTTTCGCGTGGTCGGTCATGTCGACAGGCGGATCTGGAAGACCGACCTCTAGAGAAGGCGATACTTGATTTGGCAGATCTCGGTCTTGCCGGGCGGTGCCACGCATATGCTTAACTTTAGTGGGGACTTTATTGCTGCCCATCAGTAAGTACTTTTTTATTGTCGAAAAAATATTTACGAATGTACAAAAAAGCATTTAAAACGTTTCGATTTACTGACATGGTGCGCGTGAGGC